GATTGCGCCCTGATCACCTGCTGGTCGACCTTGGTATAGAGAGTTAAAATCTTTATCCCCGATGGACTTTTTAATCGCCTCAAGGTTTTCTACTGGGAAGAATTGTGGCCAATGCGACTCGCCAAGTTTCCTTCCAAGTACATCGTTTTCTTCATCGGTGCATAAAGCCGGCACATTAAGTTCTTTCCAACCCTCTGGGTCGGCCTTAAGCAACCTGCCAATTACATCATCGGTATGAAACCGCGTGCCCATGGAGATGATCGCATGGTTAGGAAGACCGCGTGTCAAGAACTGAGCCTGAGTCCAGGCAAAAGTACTCTCCATAATAGTCAATGAGTTACCATCCGCAAGAAGGTCGTCAAGAATCCCAACTCCAGGGAGTTCCTCGTCACTAATCACCCCAAAACCAAAACCAGTAACGTTACCACCTGCCGAAGCAATCTTAATCAAGCCCCCATTGCCATTGCGAATAGCGCTAAGATTACACTTATCCTTATCGATCTCACACTCAGGAAAAAGCCATGCAAAACTCTTATGTGAGATATACTCAATCACCGCCCTAGAGTTCTCATTTGTCAGAGACAGAGCGTAAGAACTCATAATAAACTGAGCTGTAGGACTCCGGCCCATTTGCCAGGATGGAAATACCTTAGAGATCAGCAAAGACTTCCCTGTACGAGGAGGAAGGGAGATTGCGCTCTGCTTATATCCCTTTTCACCATCTCCGATCTTCTGAAGAAAATCTCCAATCACCTCATGGACATGGAATGGTTGAAATTTTCCGGCAATAGGGACTTCCGAAGTGATAAAACGTGCATACGTTAAGAAATCAGTTCGGCATTTCAACCTGAGTAGTTCTTGTTTGTCAGTGGGGGAGAGGGATAAGATATCCTTCTCCATCTCCTTAACAATCTGCCTTTCCTTCTTTACGTCTGCCTTGTTCATAGTTAATTTGGTCTAGGATTGATGAGATTTCCTGTTGTTCGTTTGAAGATAGACCAGAGCTTGGAAGGTCAAAATACTTAGATGGTAGTGAATTACCGAGTAGCGAGATCGGTTCTGGTGGAGCAGGGGAGTTTATCTTGGCTTCTAAAGAATCCTTAAGCACTTTATTTTTATCCCGTTTTGTTTTGCATTTGCCAAACGTTGGCGGGAGTTCTTTGGGGATTAGGCCTAGCACGAAGTCAGCGAGATCCACCAGGTCTTTTGCAGGTTCTAACTCTTTCCATTCTCCGTGAGCAGTTTTTAGGAAGTTATTAGTTATGAATAATGCTTCTTTCTTTGATGTGGCATTTAACTTGGCTATTCTTGTTATATTTTTAAATACATTCAACAAACTATCGGTAGGTGCAACTCCAACTCTTCCACCATCCTTGGTATGGTCAAGACGTTTTACGTAGTTAAATGTATCTTTTATTGCTTTGGATGTTTCAATGATACTGAGTAATGTCTGAGAGAAGAACGACGAATTACCCACCATGAGTTTATTGATTAGTCTATATTGAGCATCAATAAGTTTTCTTTCAATAGACTCTACTTTTGTTATGTTATTGTCTGTTTGCTTAAATGCCTTCTCTACAGCTTCAAAGGTATATGTAAGTTCTGACCATAATTCTGGCCAGTCGGCATGTTTTGCCCCCTCAATCCTATCGGCCATCTCCGAAAGCCTCTTAACCCCATTGATAAGTTGAGTTAGGTCCCATTGATTACCACCAGAATCGCATAGATCTTCACCCACTTTTGTCGGAATCAAATCCAGGATATCAGAGAGCGGGTTATTATTGTTATCAGTCGGATCGCCCTTAGGGGAGTAGGAACTATTGTTTGTTGATACAACACTTCCACATGGGTCAAGTAACTTATTCCCATCTGAATCCTCGCCATGTTGAGTCTTTCTACATTTGGGGTCGCATGGGCAATCCAACCCACCCCCACCGAACAACCCACCAAGACCAGGTATTCCTCCTAGGATCGATGAGACTGGATTTATTCCAGTAAGTGCAGAGAACGCACTCAACCCTAACCCTGCAGGACCAAGGAACGAAGTAAATTGTCCTCCTAACCCCACAAGTTGGAGAGCAGATGTTGCTAGTTGCGGAACACCCTCAAGCCCTCCTAAATTAGGAATTCCAGATAGATTCGCAAAACTAGTGGCCATTTGTGCAATCTCGCCAAGATCTCCACTTGAGAGTTTACCAATAATATCCCCAGAGAGAACATCAGAGAGGCCACCAATCCCACCCGCTGTAGAGATGATCTGGTTGATGGAGTCTGGGAGGGAAAGATCTAACGCACCTACTGCGCTACCAATAATATTATTTATAGAAACAGGTTGGTTATTAAGAATATCTTTACCTATGTTCCATATTGGTGAGACAAACTGTGCAACTTCAGGCGGGAGTTGGGAAAGTCCGAGCATTGCAGCGCTATCAATTGCCCCTAAAGCCCCTCCGGCCATATATGCTGAGTATACTCCTGCGACTTGAGATGGCAAAGCGTTAAATGCCTGGTTTAGGGAGTTCTTACCAATAATCTGAAGAGCATCATCTAGGGTATTATTTCTAATCCCCCGAGCAAGTACATCTCCAGCACCTCCTAGGGTGCGGAGGATCGCTGCCAACTCATCATCAATGACTCCACCACGGTTAATTGCTGAAACTACTTGAGAGGTGATAGCATCTACGGACTGATTGGAGTTATTTGCAATAGCAATCTTTGCTAAGTTGCTTAATGTATCCGCTCCACTAAACTTACCAGGTAGAGCATTGGCTGCAATCATTGCCGTCTTAAGTGCCGGATCAGAAGCGATAGGAGCCACAGCTTTCCCAGCAGCCTCTAAGACTGCCTTTCCGGCCTTACCAACAAAGTCTTGGGAGGACGGGGAAGCTTTTTGAGCCAGAGCCGGCATTGGCTTTTTAGAAGCCAGGAAATCCTTTCTTGTCGGAGGTGGATCGTTAGGGTAGAACTGGATCGGTTTCCTAGACCCGGAACTCACCCACTTCATCTGTTTCTGGTATCTGAGGCAGATTGCCAACTCTGAGTCTAACCCGGTATCAATAACGGCTTCCATCCCGTGGTTTTTCTCTGTGCAAGATGGAAGGGTTGTACGGAATACTACCGGAGGTGAAGACAATGGCACCCATGAGAAATCACCATTCTCATCCCTCCGACACATTAACATTGTCGACCTAAACTTTCTATCCTCAGTGAACTCTCTGACTTCTCCTTCTAGAGCCTGAGAACATTTTGGCATCCCAGATTCCTTAGAGAGATTTGTAGTCACTGAAGAATCAACAACTCCAGGATCAAATCCTTTCTCAACTATTTTGCCATGGGTAAGGGACTTCCAAGCATAAACCAAATCCTCGCCTTCTTGGATGTTGTTACGGCGAAGGCAAATAACAACGTCTTGGTTTACCTCGTTCTCGAGTAAGTACATCCGTCCGGCATTATCCTCATTACATTTCATGCCAGGATCGGAAGAAGCATTACCTGCCTCCATCTGTTCGCCGAGTATAGTAAGTTGGATGGGTGTACCCACCCCGCTCCCTCTGGGATCTTTGTTAAAAATCTGACTGACAAAAGCGTCAGCTGTATTCCCCCCGGCTTTAGAGATAAGGCAAGGGGCCCCAATATATTGTGAACTGAGTTGGCCTTTATGGCTACCTTGAACATACATCCAATCCGATGTCATTCCGGCATAGAGTGCCTTTACTCTCCCCAACCTTTTAGGGTCTGAAACTGAGATAATCGTACCTATCTCATTAAATGGATCACCAAAAGGCCCACCAATCGCCTCCGATGTACGAGTGGTTACTTCTTTTAGTCCTTGGAGCTCATCAAAAAATCCCATAACTTATATTAACCCTCTTGTATAAGTTCTGGTTCAAAGAAACCATCACCTACGGCCCAGAGATCTGCGGATAGATACGCATACTGTGTTCTTTTATTTAAGTTATCTGGGAGCCAGTTCTTAGTTATATAGTCCACTCTATCCCAAGACTTTCCATTACGATTGTAGTAGTAAGGAACTCTAAAGAATACATTTTTACTATCTTCAAGGGTGGTAACTCTTGATACCCCCGCTACGATCTGATTGGAGTAGTTATTGATACTTAGGTCACTTTCTCCGCCTACTTGAAGTATTTCTGATTTATAAGGCCACAAAGGTGGAGCGGATAATTCGGCGTTTCTAAGTCCGTTTTTAGGTTTTTTAATGATTACCTGATACTCACTATTATTATCGTTTATTCCACTGACTAACTCACTAACTTCAACTTCTTCACTCGTATGGGATTTTAAATCAAATACTGATGCTAGGAACGCGAATGAAAGCATACTTCCTTTAGCTTCCATTAGTCCATTCCACTTCCCATCATAGACTTTAATTGAATTTATAGGTTGTAAAGAAACAACTTTTGTGTTGGGGTTATATACTCTTTGTTTAAATGTATTTTCTGATAATAGAGTTGTTCCATCGTATGTTAGTGTATGAATCTCATCTAACTTAATTCTATTACTATTATCCTGAGAAGAATTTGATGTCCAGAGTAAACTACCTAAGAAAGGAAATTGACTTAATGCCTCGCCTTTGGGAGTTTTTACTTCTCCAATAGTGGGAAGAGTTATTGTTTTCTCTCGTTCGTACCAACCAAAAGCATTTTTAATGAGCGCTACTTTTATCTTCCTTTCCCACCTTTCATCCCAGAGATCCCCAGTAAGACCGACGTGTTGCGCCAACCAATCCAAAGTTAGCGGGGAACAGGTCTCTGGATCTAAGTAATCTTGATAGAAAGAAGAAATCTGATCTTTTTTCTTAGATAGGAAGTCGTCTGTGCCACTAGTCAACCACTGAGCGGGAGACTCGCTTTCTGAAAACAAAGGATCTGAGCGATATGCTTCCGAAATCCCAGGTAATCTAGAATAGACGGGCCTTGATATCGAAGTTTTTTTGTAATCAAATGCAGATCTTTTAAGTGAACTTTCGGTAATTTGAATAATATTATCAAAAAGATCTTTTACCCGATCATATACTGCTACTATGAAACTAAAATTAGTATGTATCCGAGCCTCTCTATAGAGGTACTCATCTTCTATGATAATTGAACATTGCTCATACCACTTATCAGGGAGAGTGGAAAATGTGGAAAGTAATTTAGTTTTTACTTCTTCTCTTACACCATCTTCATATAAGACATCAGAGATAAATCCTTCCGATGTTTTTGGATATACAAGTACTATGAATGAAGAGATAAATTTATCCTTTCTATTCTCCAACCCAACCAAGTTAGTCTTTGGTGGATTGTTTACATCGCCCAGTCTCTCATCTATGACTCTTATAGCGGTATCAATAAAATCCTCTGAAAAATAATATTTAGGAGGGAGAAGGATCCTAGAGTATTTTGATGCTGGAGAGTTAATATTTAATGTTACACTGGACTCATCGCCAAAGCTCGAGACTTTTCCCCTCAATACAGAATGTAATCTAACTTCCTCAGGGCCATTTATAAAATACACAAAAGGAGATTCTACGCCGTTAGGTGCTTCGTCAGTGACATATGTATTATATGATTCATATTTCCATTTTTTATTTCTTACATATGATAGTTTTCCAATGAGGCATTTTCCAGGGTTACAAAGATCATCTGTCCCCTCACCATCTTTGCATATCATACCGTCCCTAGAGCAACTCTCCATGCCACCATGCTCAGTGCCACCCAACGGATGCCCATGGGAGTAGATTGGAAATCCCCCAAGATCTTGATCTTCTGCGATTACCTCTTCATCGGAGTATGTGTGACCAACATTTTTATATATAAATCCATTTAGATCCAGGTTCCCTTTCTGAATCTCAATTACCTCATTTCTAGGAGAGTTTAGGTCTCTAGTCTCAAATGTAATCTTACCGAGTTTATGTGCAAAAATCTTTTGTTTCTTGGTTCTATCAAACTCCAGGATAATATGACCCGAAGAAAGAGAAGGGTTTCTTCTTTTTGACTTTATGCTATCCCAGGCCGTTAGATTCATGGTGTATATAGATCAGTAAATGTATAAGTTAGTGGACTAAAGTCATTTATCGATGTAAATGTGATCTGCGCATTATATAATTTATAGGAGACTATTCCAGATGGAGAGGAGAATTCTTGATTGTCAGAGTTAATCACATCTAGATAATTATACAGACATTTGCCCTGTGTTTCTGATTCCTCACCATTGAACCCAGCACAGAGCCCTTCTATATTTGCGCTGTCTCTTATCATTAACTTCATATCAAGAGTATTTACAGTCTTAATAAAAGAGAACTCATACAACTTTCTAAGTACATCTTGATAGGATAGGTCAGATCCAAGTGGGAGGTTAAGTGGGTTAATATATTCTTGGAGAGTAGTTAGGACCGTATTTGCTCTGAGGTCAGTATTTCCGTTAATTTCTGTTGGGTCATAATATACCTCAAGTACTAGATCGATTGGAATAATCTCAGGTGTGAGTATAGAAATATTAGTACCTAAAGTCACTCTATTCTTTATTGATTCAATTACGTAACTTAAGGTTGTGTCAGAGAGCGATCTACCATTCTCATCTCCCATGCAGATTACGATATTTCCAGAAAGAGCCGAGGATAATTGGTACCTCTCCTCGTAGGTTAAAACTTTTACCAAAGAAGCGTCAGGTGCTAGAGTAATCACCTCGTTTTTAAAATCAGAAGCAGTTGTTAAATTTCTTCTACTTAAGACTTCAAACGCCCTTTGTTTCATCGAATTAAGGGACTCAAGGTCTTTACCACCTTCCGCTGAAGAATTATTTCTTAAAGAATCAAGACCAACAAATGCTTTTTCAATCTTATTAATTTCACCTTCTCCAACGTTGTATACCGACCCCCACTTACTAGAGCGACATATTACAGTATCCGAGTCTTGGGACTCTAAAATCCTTACCTCCTCAAGGATCTCATACTGTAGACCATTATTTGCAAAAATTTTAGTCCCACCTGGTATAACAACAACTCTATTATACCCAGGTACCTTGTAAAAAGTTATATCTACCAGAGCTTTTGCACCAATTCTTCTTTGAATACCGAGTTGTCTAAGCCATTGAAGACTAAAAGCCTCGGGTAGATTATTTAAATAATATAGAAGTTCTGCCTGGGCAAAAGCCTGACCCTCACTAATGGCAGCAAGAGGAGAAGCGGGCGTAAAGTCATTAAGTTCTCCTCCTGACTCCAGATTCATCCTTGTCTGGATGGCACGAACTAAAGCCGCCGTGTTACGACTATCTAATTGAAGTGGAAGAATCGGTCCGTAAATGTTTGACATTAGAATGTATTGGAGAAGTTACGAGAAGACATGGGTACCCCATCTTCTTTATCGACATTTAGAATCTTTGGTAAAGCACTCGTATCGAAGTAGTCGCCATTTGACATTGTGGCCGGATCAAATGTTAAAAGGTTATTAACTCTTGGGCCAATTAGACTGATCTCATAGATATCCGTGTCTCCCTTATCAAGACCTGGAATATCGGAAAGTTGTCCCAATACTGACGCAGCATTCCATATATCAGAATCACTAAGTACAGAAGCGATTGCCGTTGGAATGTCTCTAAGTGATTCTGCTCCCGAAGGATTGAATATAGTCTCCAGAGAGATATTGGATGGGTATCCAACGTACCCATCTAAAACAGAATCTTTGAATGTGGATGGGACCGAAGATGTGTTCTCAAACCCTGGATAAGCAACTTCAGAAAAGTAATCCTGTGGAGTAAGATACCCTGTTACAAATGAAACTCCCCTAAAATCTTTGTCTAGATCTATACTCTCAAGTAATGGAACAGTAGTATTTTTTGGTGGAGTAGATATCTTTGTATGTGGGTTATTAGCAACTACTGAAGATATTAGTTTTATATCATCTCCTAGAGCAGGATCTGACATTATAGATGAGATAATCTCGCGACTTAAATCTTGTATATCTGTATAACCAGGAAATAAATACTTCAAAGAATTTGAGAGATAGCCCTCTAATCCATTTCCGTATCCAGAGAAAGAGTTAATCTCTAAATAAAGGTCTTTTAATAGCGAGGTTTTAGTTTTTGTTACCCAGTTAACTCCTAACTCCTCATCGATATAGTCCGCAAATTCTTCATTATTTAAATATTCCTCGAGTAATGAATCCATCACTACTTCATTAAAGTAGTCTTCGGAAATTAAAAAACTCTGGAAAATGTCAGAAGGTAGTTGCGCATCAAATACTTTAGTTGGTGAACTATTTATTATCTGATTTTGAACTTCTCTAAAAGAATCAACACTACCATAGGCCACTGAAGCCAGTCCGGCCAGCGTACTAAAATCATCAGTAATATACCCTATTTTCAAGGTAAAAACTCTTTGCTATATTATAATTTAAACCCGAGTAAGTGGTTTAAGGTTTATCAGAAACACGTATTGTTGATGGCTGAAGCAACATTTCAACAACTAACTACCTTACTTCCAGGGGAAGAACCATTTATTGGCGATCTTGAGGAAGGCGAAGTTTGTCTTAATGTTGCTGATGGAAGAATCTGGGCCGGGGACTCCATCGGGACACCCGTGGAACTCGGAGGGGCTGTAAAAAATAGTCCCATAGGTTCACTTCTCACATCTAATTATCTTGATGTGAACGTTTCTTCTCCAGATAATCTGCCCATCTCAAATACGAATCCGTTGGACATTCCTCCTGGGTATTACAGAGAACAGAGAATACTACTCAGATTCCCAGAGGTACCCCTAGAGAACTTTGTC